AGCCTGCAAGGCCATGCCGATGGTTGTACCCATACTCCCAGGGTGGAGGATGCCAACTTTACTCATTGGTCAAATACACATTCGTCGCACATTGTGCCAATTCTGGGTTTTCCAAGGGATCCACCACGTCTTCGTTAACCGCCGGGTTGGGCGTACCTTGACAATACCACCCAAGATAGGTATATCGCACACCTTTTCCTACAGGTAAGACCTCGTGTGCGGCCATGTAGTTGGAGGGGAAAAACAACATGTCCCCTTTCTTGGGTGCATATTCTATGTCGAAGTATTCGAACCTATGATGTCCTTCTGTAAAGTTTGTTCCATCCAACTCTTCTTCGGTCTCAACGGAATCGTTGAGGTAGGCGACCACGGACAGAGTGTTTCGGGTCGCCAGTTGGTCTGAGGGGTGCGGCTTCCCATATTCATACTCGGTGCTCACATCGGAATGTAGTCCGAGAAAGGAGCCGGGAGGATATGCAACCAGATGGCTTTTAATTTTCCACCAAATACACTTGCCGGCAAGAGGGAATAGATTTAGATAATCCTTGAGGCAGGTATCCCGCGCTAATTCAATAATCCCAAGAGTCTGCTGGACCTCTGGATTGGTGTTTCGGTGGGTGGCTGAACCGCGTAACGGCATCAGGTCTAGGGATCCTTCGGTGAAGAAATAGCCACTTTTGTTTATGTATCCATGCTCCCCGGTTATCGGATCTTGGCCGGGCTTGTACATTTCGGTTCGTTCTTTTTCTACGGTTTCCTTACAGAAGGAACGCATCCAGTCCCAGTCAAGATTGAATGCATCTTCGTAAAGAACGACTCCACCACCAAGATGACTACTCATTAAACTTTTCCCAATACACCGGCACAGCCTGATGATTCATCCAAGGGTATTTTTGTTGGAACTCTTCATCAGTCAGCCCAGAGAATTTTGCAAAGTCACGCTCAATATGTTTCTGCCATAGCAGGCTTGCTTCTGGACTCTCATCGGGATCGTAGATGCCCGCGACTACAGAGTCGGATTCTCCGACAGGTGTAGATAGGGGCTCGGCAGACCCCTGACCAAACCATCCCAAGTATGAGATTCGTCTGGACCCTTCTTTCACGGTCGTCACTTCGTGTGCCGCTACATAGTTCGCCGGGAAGATAACGACATCTCCGCGCCGAGGGGGGATTGTTACCCCGGCGTAGGGGAAGTGCATGTCTCCACCCTCGCAATCGACAACGTGCAGTGTGGTTGAAAGCACGTTCCGAGTCGACATCTCTGTACGACCAATAATATCCTTCCTGTTACTCCAAGAATATCCAACGTTGTTGTCTTGATGTGGTTCCAGGGATGCACCCGGCTCATAGATGAGGGAGTGGCCCTTGTCACGCCACCACAGGGAATAGATCAGAAGGGGGTACGTCTTTAGGTATTCCAAAACTGATTCGTAAATCTTACGTTCCGTCTCAACCCAGAAGTCAGTGAACTGTTGTGTCCGTGGAAGTTCCACAGGCGGGTAATGCGGGTGAACCCGCACTGGCCACTTGATGTAAGTGTCATATGGCCAGACCACACCGCTGTCCTTGTGGATGACATGGTCGTCGAATATTTCATAAGTGCGCTCTATTTGGTCATCGCGCATCTCTATGAGTCCATCAACTGCCCAGTCGGGGATTTCAATCGCCTCACGATCGACGGCTATTCCCATGGGGAAATGCTCCATGGTCATGGTGTATCCAGAATGGGATGGCCCTCGTGCTTTGGGCCTATGGACTCATCCTTTTCGTTCAAGCCGGTGCGGATGCTTCCCATCCATGTCCATGGATTGTCCTGCATGTTCTTCATTTTGGCCTCGCCATAAGCCTGACGAGACTTCATAAGGTCAGGATTGTCCCACATATTCCCAACGTCGAACTCGACACTGGGTAGCAGATCATCCTTTACTACGGTAAAAAATACAAACGGCATTCCTTCAGGGAATAGCACGGGCTTGTGGGCCTCCGTGATCTTCCAATTCATATTGACTTCGTCGGGCCACCAGCCAGGAATCATCGCAGTCATGGCAGCCGCACCGTCAACGAAGTAATTGGGTGAACCAGAGAGGAGGGTGTTGTACCCGTCGGGAGGATTGATGCCCCACCCAATAGTAAATGACATCACCCCAATGATGCTGGGCATCGCTACCGCGCGTTCATACTCGTGTCCATCGACATTGTGAGTAATTGTCTCGCCGGTTAAAACACGGGGGACCGTGTTTCCGCCGTCCCACTGGACAACCACGTCCTGCTGAAGAACAATCTCCCACCCATTCACATTCGCGCTGGTAAGAGGTAGACACTTGTAGGCGTGCTTGTTATAGGTGTCATCCATCCACTCGCGCCGGGGACGAGACTGCTTAATCTCCGGTGGGTTTTGATGTGTGCGGGTGAGGGCTACTTTCATTCACTTGCCGACAGAATCTGACCGCCGGCAGCAGTGGGACCGGTAGGCACGTTCCCTCCAGAGGGGTACTGACTCTGATGGTCTTGGTGATTCCTGTCGTTGTAGTCATACATCGTTACTGCTGAGTACTTGGTGCCCTTCGTAACCGCCAACGAGGCGTGGGCGTAGACGAATGTCGATGGATGAATAATCACATCACCGGCCTCGGGTAGAAACTTGATGTCTTGATAGGGGAGCAGGTACTCACCACCCTCATAGTCGTCGTTAAGGTAGCCGATTGCCGACACTGTGGAAACATAAGAGAAACCGTGATCAGCATGAGTGGCGAAATGCTGTCCCTTGAAATACCGAACGAAGTTCGTTGCTTCTTCGTACTCTAACTGGATGTTGTAAAGGCCAGAGTAGTGAGTCACACACTCTCTCACCCCCGACATGACCTCCTGATATACCTTGGAGGCTTCTTCAAACTCTGGTGGACAAGTCTCAATATCCGACGCACGCATCTTGAAATCGGAACAGTCCCGATAGTCGGGCATTTCTTCAAGATCGCCTACGAGAGCCTTCTTCCACGAGTAGTAAGGGTGAGCATCCGTTCCGAAGGTTGCATCATGGATGCACTCCTCTAGCCGCTGGATGAAGTTCGAGTCGTCGGGCCATACATTCTTATAGAGCACAATGCCCGACGCGGGATGGCCACAGTATCCAGCAATATCCATTTCAATCTCCAAACATATTTGAGAATTATGAGTTTAGTCCGGTAATCGTGTAGAACGATGGAGTTGTCCATCTTGTCCCGGAGATCACCGGCTTAACCCCGTGTAGGTAATGAATGTCTCCAGGGTGGGCTACTGCCATCCCTGCTTCTATTTCCAGTTCTATACCGTGGTCTGGGTAATAGAATTGACCACCCTCAAAATCGTCATTCCAGTAGATGATCGAATTGATGTCATATGTGGGGAAAGGGTTAGGCGTTCCGTCATTTAATTGTTTGTCAGAATGGGGGGCTTGTTCACAGCCGGGAAGCCATCTGATAAGAACAGGGGGGCGTTGAGATACGGAGACTCTAAACTTTTCTTGGATAGCCAGTTGCATTTTGACAACATAACTATTGATTACTTCATGCATAAAAGGGTTTATGCGGCGGATAATATCCCCGCTACACATGCGATCCCACCAATATGAGGCATCGTATATGCATTCACCTTCTGCATTATATTCAGTTTCGCGAGGGTTGTCCCACTGTTTGATATGTGGAGCAAAAGTCTGCATGTGCTCCAGGTGTAGGGGGTCAACAAAATTGCGGATAACTAAAATGTTGTCGGAAGAACTGCCAAAGTGGCCCGGTTTGATCAGCGACTCTTCCACACCAAGAGACTACTAGGAAGCGAGCAGGGTGTCAATATCCTCACAGAGTCGCTCTAGTGATATGTCAATTCCCTCGCGCTGCAACGGAGTTGGCCACGGACCCCAGAAGGTTGGCTGGTCATGAGGGGATTCATAGTCGGCAGGTCGGGGGGTGCCATCCTGTGGGCTCGCCCAAGAGCGGCCCTTTCCAAACCTTTCGCTGGCCGTCACGAGTTCCTCAATATCTGTTGTTGGGGTGTGGTCCTGTCGTCCGTCGGCTTTCAGTTTCTCTGGGAACCAAGGAAAAACGCGACCTTCGTGGTCTCTTTCTCCTAACAAAAAACCGTTGGCATAACGCTTTATCACTCGACCGTCGCGACCGATAAGGAATTTCTCAAAGTTACCTGTCAGTGAAATGAATCCCTTTTTGGAATAATCGATTTCTTGTGGCTCTGCAGACCACACGCTTGCTTCCCAGTGATGAGGGATGCCATTTTCTCCGATCTCCGCCTGGCTCTCACCTGTGACATCTTTCCAAAATGGATGTGGTTCTTGCTCCGCTTTTTCTCCGGGACGCCACTCAGGGTCGTAGTTGTGTTTGTCGTACCGGCCCAAGGTTCGCTCTGTGAACTCATAGGTGGTTCCGTAATTATCTTCAGCGTATTTTTTAGAAATTTCACCTGGGGTTAGACCAATGTAATCCTCATTGCCAGGGAGGGCGGCAAAGGCTTCGAGTCCATTTTCGAATTCAGGGTAACCATGACAGGAGAAGTCTTCACATACGACGGCAACGATATTGAAATCGGGTTCGTCTGCATACCTTTCGTTCAGTTCCTGTAGAACTGCATGTTGTGGAATGTTTCCACAACCCGCTGAAACATTAAAGGCCAGCGTGACTTTGCCCACTTTGTCAGCGAGCACGTTGTCTATCGTTCCATCAGCAGAAGCAAGTTCGTTGTCATATGCGTTTATATCGGGTGCGTTGTTCATTGTTCCAGTGTATTTCCCTATGAGAAGTGTGGTGGGAAGTACGGCGGGAAGAACGGTGGGAAATAAGGCGGGAAGAATGGTGGGAAGAATGGGGGGAAATAAGGCGGGAAGAATGGAGGGACGAGTGGTGGGAAATAGGGTGGGAAGTAAGGCGGGAAGAAGGGTGGGAAGTAAGGCGGGAAGAATGGGGGAAAGAAAGGTGGGAAGTAAGGGGGGAAGAACGGAGGGAAGAAGGGTGGGAAGTAAGGACTGTAATAGACATAATCCACATTTTCTTTGAGCGGGTAAATCGAACCCGCTGAGGGGGTTTGAGAAACAACCTGATTTAGAACCTGGGAGCCGGTGGCATCGGTGACGCTGGCAGTTCCTACATCAAACCCGGCATTAGTAATCGCCGTATTCGCTGCGTCTTTGTCTGATCCGACAACGTTAGGAACGTCGTCTTTTCTGGGTCCAGTTCTACCCTCTGATTCAGCCATACTTACGCCTCAAGGTCTCCTACGAGCACCCACTCGTCTGTAGCGATCTTAATACAAGTACAAGACGAGTATTGGGCACGCAACTTCAAACCCGGCGTGTATCTCAAAGTCACACCAGATCCGGCTACCATCGTGACTTCACCAGAACCAAGACCAGCAACCTGAACCTGAGTTCCCACAGCGAAAGCAACACTGCTGTTAGGCGGAACCGTAATACTTTGCGCTGAACCATTGCTTGTTGTAACCAACTTGCCTCGGTCCCCCAACACAAATGTATATGCAGTTCCTGTCTGGGCATTCAACGCTAAGTTGTACATAACGTTGCCCGTAACGTCAAGCCCTGTGCTGTCAATCACCGCTGTTTCAGTTCCACCAACATCAAATCGGATCTTGTCCTCATCAGAGGACTCCTCAACCTGAATCTTGGTGTCGTTATCAGCATCTTTAATTGAGTCACTACTAAGAGCGCCCAATTCTGTTTGGACGTAAGCCGTAGTGGCAATCTGGGTGGTGTTCGTATCTGCCGCCGCAGTTGGGGCAGCAGGAGTGCCAGTAAGCGTTGGCGAAGCAAGCGGCGCATAAGTGCTGGCCGCCGTAGCGGTCAACAGGTAGTCGCCAACCTCTGTCATTACGAACGCTGTGGTAGCCAACTGAGTCGTACTTGTATCCGCTGCCGCAGTCGGGCCAGCAGGAGTACCAGTCAAAGTCGGCGAAGCCAGCGGAGCATAAGTGCTAGCCGCCGTACTGGTTGTTAGATAATCTCCGACCTCCGTCATCACAAACGCTGTAGTCGCAACCTTGGTCGAACTGTCATTCGCTGCCTGAGTAGTAGCAGCAACACCATCAGCCAACACCACGGTGGCTGCAAGTGCGTTCTTGGATAGTTGGAGAACATCATCGATGTAAACACTCTTACCAGTAGCGAGAGCGATGTGCTCTGAGGAAGTCCACGCGTCGGTGGAGTTAACCCAGTTCCAGGTCTTGTCAGTAGCGCCCTTCAGAGTTAAACCACCGCCATCAGCAGTGGTGTCGGATGGGGAAGCGACTGAGCCGATTTCAATGTTCTTGTCGTCAACGGTGATCGTTGTAGAACTAACCGTTGTTTCTGTTCCATTAACTACCAGATTCCCGACAATGGTTACTGTGCCATCGGCAGCAATTGACATACGTTCCGTACCAGCGGTATCAAAACGGATGATGTTTTCGTCGGCTGATTCCTCAACCTGAATCTTCGTGTTGGCATCAGCGTCAGTAATCGAATCGCTACTGAGAGCACCAAGGCCAGTGTCGACATAGGCCGTAGTGGCCAGTTTCGTAGAGGCATCGCTCTGCGCCTGCGTTGTAGCAACTGCACCATCAGCGATGGAACCGCTAACCGTGAGGATGCCGCCAACGGTGACATCGTCGGGCAGACCGATAGTTACGGCTGCTGTCTCTGAGCCGGAGCCAGAAACCTCAACCTCATTTGCCGTTCCCGCAACAGTGGCAATGTAATTACCAGAGGTGTGAGTCCCAAGGGTCGCTGCGACCGTCAGGTCTACTGCGCCGTCTCCAGCGTCGTCGTAGGCGGCTGTCAGGCCAACGTGGGTACCGTTCGTGGCGATCTGGGCACCCGTAATGTCTTGGACATTCTCCGTGATAAGAGCAAGATCAATCGCCCCATCACCCGCATCGTCATAGGTCGCGGTAATGCCGGTATGGCTGC